AATATGAAACATAATGATTTGTACAAATTCTTATACTATAACTTTCTTTTCATCAACAATAAGCACATTTATAATATTTATGATGTTTTGCTTCTGTTGTCATAGTATCTTACTTAGGTGTTAAATTATTTTCTTTTAAATACAGCAACGTGATTACCTTGCATATAATGATTTATTTCGTTTTCTGTTCTTACAACAGTAACATTAATCCATTCATTTTTGGTAATCAATTTCACTATAAATAATATAAATTTATTTTTGATTATATTTTTATATATAATATGTGTTTTAATCCACGATACCATAGTTATATCATTTTCCATTCTATTCTATTTATTAAATAATTTTTTAATTCTCCTATAAATTGGTCATAATACATAATCTCATTTAATTATCGCTATATAGTAAAAATATATTTGTAATATAATATTTAATATAAACATAAAGTATAATCAATGTATTAAACATTTCATAGCTATTGCACCTCATATGACAATAATTATTATAGATTGTATTGCTTTGTTTAAATTTTCTATTTTATTCATAACACTTCTTTACAAAATAAACTAATATTCTTTTTAGTAGGATACATTTTATTTATATCTCATACGAATTTCTTTCTTGTTTTTGGAGTAATACATATAGCTTTATTTCATTCTATCTTCTGTAATATCCAATTGCAACCTTTATTATATCATTCAAAATGTACTCTTTTTCAAATCAATTCTTCCATTTTTCTCTATTTATTAAATAAACTAATTACTTTTTGGTATTTGTTTTACATTCTGATAAGTTATTACATAACTTTATTTTAATATTTGTATTTAACCATAAAAATCATATTAAGAATGAAATTATAGTTATTATTAGTATTTTTGTAGTCATAACATTTCATTAAAAATTAAATTAAATACTTCACTTTCACTAAACACTCCAATATTTTGTAACATAAATATTAATTCTATATCTGCATATGCTACTGTTGGGAGTAGTAATAAGAGTAGGGTTATTGTTGTTTTCATAATTAATCTTTTATTAAGGTTTTACTAACTAATTTATAACTACATACATTTAGTATTTTACTATTTCAAATATGTAGAATGGGTACAGCTTGTTTATATGTACTAATCCATATAGTATTATCAGCAGTACTCATATTTACAGTTGCTATATATTCATCTCAACTACATTCTTTATATTCTATTACATATTTATGTGTAGCACAACTTGTTAAGAGTAGTAGGAGAATTGTTAGGGTTATTAGTTTCATAATTATTTATTCTTATTAAGATAATAAATTTGTTCTAATTCTTTATTAGTTATTTCTCTATCCCAAACCATATTAGGCGTTAATTCTATTTCCTTTTTTCAATTAACAAATAATTTAATTTCAAGGTTGGACATAGTTAATGTAAGCATTATATCATCATCTTCTTGTGTTTCTAAAAATTTTATAAGTTCTTTTTTTATTATCCAAGTATTGATTGATTGTTCTTTAATTATTTCTGTTTTCATAATAGCTTTTCTGTTAATAAATATTTATCTAATTCCTTATCAGTAGAACTATTACAATAACAATTCTTACATCTGTATTTAGTGTAGAGCTTTTGCTTCTTACATATTATACAATTCATTTCCTATTCTTTATCATCTAAAATTTATTTATTAAAAGCATCTATAACATCTTTTATATTAAAGTCTTTATTCTCAATGCTTTGACTATATATTTCTGTTTTAACTTCTTTAATATTTGGAATATTGATATATCCCCATTCTTGCTCATCTTTAGTTCATTCCTTTATTCATATAACTGAATATTCTCTTTTTTCAACTTCCTTTTGTTCTATTTTTTCTATTGTTATTTTATACATTTTTTATTTATTATTATCATCTAAAATATCTTGCACACTATTCTTAAATCCTGCAACTGCTGTTACATATTTAGCTTCACAATTATTTTGTTCCATATCTGTATGGAGATTAGTTAATCAATGATTTAGTAATCTTAGTTTATTTGTTATCATTTTTTATTTATTAGTAATTATTTCTTAATTTTTAAGTCCTTAACATTTATTCATAAGCTATCAGCTAATTCTTGCATAGTATATTCTTTACTTTCTTTCTCAATATCTATTCAAGTAACTATTTTGAATATCTCAGCATTAAATTCTTTTAATCATTTTATATATTCAATAGTTTCTTTAGGCATATCTTTCCAAGCTTCATAAGGTTCTTTTCAATCATTTAATTTAGATTTTATATTTGAGATAGGAACTTTAGACCATTTTCAATGTTTATCTAATAAATCAAAAGCATTATTAAATTTAGGAAACCAGCCATTATTAAGTTCTTTAATTTTCTTAAACACTTCATTAAATCTCCCTTCTTCTACTTCTACTCAAAATATATTAAATGTTCTTTTTTTATTAGCACAGAATATTTCATTATCTACTCAATAACTATTTATTATTCAATAAGAACTATTTACTCAATAAGACCTATTTATTCAATAAGCCCAATTTATTCAATAAGAACTATTTACTCAATAAGACCTATTTACTCAATAAGACCTATTTATTCAATTAGACCAATTTACTCAATAAGACCAATTTACTCAATTAGACCAATTTATTCAATCAGACCTATTTACTCAATTAGACCCATTTACTCAATAAGAGTTTTCTATATTTCCCATAATATTATTTTATTAGTAATTAAAAACTTCCTTTATATCAGTTCTGTCAGTTCTTAATTATCCCCTCTATTTTTCATCTTTGTGTTTGTATAACCTCTAGTGTTTTCTCTCTTAAATAATTAGTTTTAGCTATTCATTTTAAAGATTGATATTCAGACCATTCACTCATATCAAAATTAAGTGTAACTGCTGACTTTATCTCTCATAGAGTAGATACTATCTCAGGAGATACATTATCTCACATTTCCTCCATGAATCAATCAGGATATATTAATGTAGTTACTGCTGTTTCTTTAGGCATAATATTTATTTAATAATTAAACTTTTTCTTTAGTTACTCATTTATCCTTTATAAAAGTTAAGATATTATCTCCTCTGATCCTATAATTAGGCTTCAATCATGTTCATATATCATTACAAACCATAGATTCATCCTGACACTTTCTTATTATAGTTCTCTTATGAACTTTAAGTATATCTGCTACTTCTTGTAAAGTATAATATTCCTCTTTATTTATAGTCATAATTTGTTTTTAAGGTTATCCCATTCGGTTTTAAATTTAGTTATCTTAACTTCTGCTTTAGTTATTTCAGTAGCTAATTGTTCTCTTGTGATTTCTATTATCTTATAAGTTGGTAATCAATTAATAGTATCGTTGCTATATATCATGAAATAAAGTTTTTCTAAATCATCCATTACTATGAAATAATTTATTACTTGATTCTTATATTCATCAGGGATTTTATTTTCAATGTAATATTTCACATAGTTTTTTCAACGAGGACATTTAATCTCAAGTGCTTCAGTATATAATTCTCAATTTTTAATAATCCCATCAGGACTTAATCCATGTTGATCATCTTTCTCTATAAATCATACTTCCTCTACTTCCTTTCAAGTTATATCTTGGAAGAATAATTTAGCTATATCCTCTAATTGATTTCATCTATCCATTATTTCCCAAGCATTCAAATCTTCTTCTTCTATATATTCCTGAGCTATCAACTCATACATCTGTGTAAGTTGAGCTTTATCTCATCAAACTACTCATTTCAATGATGTTCATGAAATCTTACCTTTCTTTAATTCAAACCATTCAGGAGTTTGTTGGATTATTTTTTTATGGATTTTCATTCTTTTCTTTTTTAGTAAAATAACAATCAAACACCTGCTCTTTTCAATCTTTAAAAAACACTTTTAAAATAGGTGTTGCCCGATGACTTGTTCAATAACATTTAAAATATCTTTTCCTTCTAAATTTTCATCATTCCCATATTGTTTCAGTATTCCAAAATTCATCTCATTGTAATTGTAAAACAGCTTCAGAAATATTCTCTGATTTCTCTAATAATTCTTTTACTAATTTATTTCATTTTTTTCTATCTAAATATTTTTGCATTCTCTAATCAGTTATTTCATTAAAATCTAAATTCTCACTTACTTTATCACTCATTTCAGCTTCTGTAGGGATATAGTTTATTTCTAGGTCTCAAGTTCCACTCATAATTATAATTCATTATCATTTAAAGTATCTATTTTATTTTCCATTTCTTGCATTATTTCTACTTCTGATTTCTTCGTGCTAATATTTACTTCTTTATTATAAATAGTTTTGGTTTCATAATCTAAGACTCTTATCATTATATTTAGCTTTGACATAATTTCTTATTTATTTAATTAAAAAGAGAGGACTAAATCCTCTCAATAGTTTAGAAAGGTACGGAATTTTCATCAAACACTCCTTCAGCTTCTTCTATATCTAATCATTTCAAATATTCTTCATCTTTTTCTTTTGCTATAAAAGGTATAATACTTTTAGCATTAGCAAATCATGCTTTTTTAGATTTAATAGATTCAGTAAAAGCTAATCAAATTATATCTCATGGTTTTACTCAAGCTAATCTACTAATAACAAAATTCTTACTAGATGCTACAAATATATCTCAAACCTTTTCCATTTTTGGATTCTTAGGCATTCAATCTACTATTTCACAAGTTCATGTACTAGCATTAGTTAAGCTATATACAGTTTGTGCAGGAAATGGATCAGCAGCTGGTTTATCAGTTACTTTAATAACAGTACCTTTAACTATATCCCCCACATTCTCGAATTTAAACCAATTTGATTCAGCTTGGTTTTCGCTGTCGAACAAATCTGTCATACGAATACAAATTATAAATATAAAATCTTCTTACTCAGAAGTTACAGGATATAACCGGATTAATTGCTTATAAATCAATCTTATAGGTTTATAAATCCTATCTGAGTGCATGTGTCTATAAACTACACCAACCTTGCCTCAATCTTTTTATTATATCCTGAAACCTCTGTTTAAGAGATAAGAGGAGTATACTCTTTTATTCTTGTTTGTCAAAAGATAATTTAAAAAACAACTATCATTGAATCGTGCATTCAACATTTATTATCTACCCATTCTCATTTAGTATTCCATCAAGAAAATTTAACTCTACCTTTTAAGAAAATGATTAAATCTTTATTTGGTAAAATATAATCATGGAATAATTTAGTAGAAGTAGAAACAGGTAAAAGCATAATACAATTATGTCCTTTTTTTCTTTCTTCAATAGCTTTCTTTACAAAAGCTGTTTTTAAGTCTAAGGAATATGGGGGGTTAATAAAGTTATATTTTCTCCATTCAATTTCTAATCAATTCCAAGACATATCATGTTGAAAAGGACAAGGATCAAACAAGTCTTGTTTTTTAATTCAAAACTTCTTTTCTATAAATTCAAATATAGAATTAGGAGTTTTCCAATCATTTTTATGATCTATGTTTCTGTTTTTCATTGTTCTTTAATTAATCTATCTAAATAAAATTTACTTTTCTCTAGGTCTTCCAGTCAGTTCTTGTGTTTATAGCGACATATATATTTAATTATATTGCTCTCCAAATATCATAACTTCTGATCTAGGATAAAATCAATCACTTCAATGTTTCATTTGGTGTAATGTGGTGGATGATTGACCATGTCTTCTTTATCTTTTCTAATAATATCAATATCAACTCATATATTTTTATAATATTTTTTAACTCAATCTGCATAGGATTTATTAAAAATATATTTATTAATACACTCATGACATAAGTTTTTATAATTATATCCAAGAGTTACTTCTTTTTCACATTCTAAGCATTTTTTCATTTTTCTAAAAGTTAAGTTTCATAAATTTAGTAACAAAGTCTTCAAATCCTTTCGGAATTAAATATTCATATCATAGTTTTTGTAATTCTTTTTGTCTAAAAAGTTGTAGTTCTGAAATAACTCACTTCTCAGTTTTTATTTCAATAAAAAACATTTTTCAGTCTCATACAAAAACTGCTACATCAGCTATTCAATTTTTATTCGTCTTAATTAATTTAAGACAATATAATCATTGTTGTTTTTCAAGGAAATCTATTATCCTTTTTTGTAATTTACCTTCAGGTGTCATAATATCTTTTAAAAATTAAAATCTTTCAACTCTTTCTCAAAAATTTTCTTTGAAAAACTCTGTTTTTTTCTAACTATTTTTAATATCTTTAATTCAATTCCATCTTCAGCACATATAAAATATACATTATTTTCTTTTCTTCAGCGATAATTTAATCTCTCTCTTCATTGCACATAACTTGTTCAACTAAAAGGTATATTATAGAATATTAAAACATCTGCTTCTTTTAAACTAATTCATTCTCTATTTGAAACTATATTACCAACATAGCTTTTATCTGTTGTTTTAAATTCCTCTAAATCATCTGTTAAAATATCTCCAAAAACTTCTTTTAATAATGGAATTTCTTGAATATAACAAGTAAGTATTGCTATTTTTTTTCATTTAAAATATTTCTTTAAGTATTGAGCTTTGCTATCATCTAGTGTCATAGCTTTTCATGATTCCATTTTCACAGATCAACTGAAAAGCTGATGCAAAGTTAATTGTAACCTTACTCAAGTGTCAGCTAAAATTGTTTCTTTTTCTCCTTCAATTACTCTGTCTTTAATTAATCTTTTAATAAGAGAATATGTCTGTGGTTTCATTTTAACCTTTAAGATATGCTCCGTTATCTCAGATTCAAAACCACTATCTTCCTGAGTTTGTGTAAGCATTAAATGTTTTATTTTATCTATCACTTGATTATACTTAACTTCAGAATAATCATTTGCAAAACCATAACTAGTTCTGACTTGTTTAGGTATTCAAAATTTTCTATGCCAATCATAAAAATTCTTAAACATATTAAATGGACTATATCGTGAAACATTAAATTGAGGATAAGCCTTAGATGCTGATTCAATTAATGGAGTTCCGCTTAATAATATTACAGGTAAATGAGAATATTTCTTTTTAATTAATTTACTTGTAACGCTAGGTTTTGGAAATCAACTTATAAGTGAGTGTACTTCATCATAAATACATAAACAAAATTCTCATTCTATTTTATGTAAACTTTGATATGTACTTATAACTATTTCAAAATCATCTTTATAATGTATAAAATCATCCTGTATAGATTTAATAGCCTTCTTTTTGGTTGCAAATAAAACTCTTTTAGCTCAATGTTTTTTAGCCGTCTCAAATGCCGTAATTGTTTTACCAGTCCTCATCTCTCATGCTATATAAGCTATCTTATACTTATCTAATAATTCAGCAGCTTGATCAGATAATGTAACTTGATAAGGTCTTAATTTCATCTAAAATAGATTATCAAATATAGATTTTACTACTGGAACACTTATTGCATTTCACATTTGTTTATATGCTTGAGAATTAGATACAAAGTCAGTGGACCAATTATCAGGGAAACCTTGTAGTCTAGCATATTCAGTTGGGGTAAGTTTTCTAATATTTGTTTTCCCAACTACCATATATCATTGTTTATTTGTTAATCAGCTTCAAGTTCATAAAGTTCAGCTAATGTCTTTCATAACTCTATTATTAAATAAATTATATAAAACCTTTGTACATTTGGGGTCTTTATAATCTCTAGCTAATAATGTTTCACAAGTATTTCATTTTTGTATTCTTCTTTTTTCTTGTACAAAATTACTATTTTCTATTTTTTCTATTTGTTTTTCATTCAAATAATATTTCTCCTCAACTTCTTCTTCTAATATATCTTTTAAGAAAGTAGTAAGTTCTTGTCATATTGGGAAATGATATATTCAAGTATGTGGACTTAATTTTCAAACCATAAACACTCTTTCTCTATTTTGTGGCAATCAAAAGTCTTTTGTATTTAATACTTCAATAGTTACTTCATATCAAGCATCTCTCATTCTTTCAAATATACTTTCTCTAAAAGTATCAAACTTTTTACTCATTAATCATTTCACATTCTCAAATACAAAATATTTAGGTTGTTTCTTTTCTAATATTTGTAGTAGATACTCAACAAGGATTGTTCTTCATTTAGTTAAATCTCATTTACCAGCTACTGATACATCAGTACAAGGAAATCCACCAGTCAGTAAATCTAATTCAGGTAAGTTTTCTATATCTATTTTTGTTATATCTCAATAATTTTTTGTTCAAGGAAAATGATTTTCATATACAGAAGATGCAAATTTATCAATTTCAGAGTATCAAATACATTCTATATTCTCTTTTCATATACTTTGTTCAAGAGCTAAATGGAATCATCATACTCAAGCAAATGTATCTAATAATTTTATTTTTTTCATCTCTTTTTATTTATTAAAGTAAATAATCATCCCTTTAACTTAAAATCCATAAAATAAGCACAATAGCAATAGTCCACAATGGTCATATAAGTGTAGCTATCCATATTAGGAAAGCTAGAAATAGTATTATTCAAACAAAAGGCATGGTATTATTAGTTAATTAATATTATTTTTAATCCGCTCAAGTCTAGCTATCTCAGCTTGTATCTGTATATATTGTTTATTTACTTTATTAGCTAAAAGTGTACTTTGTAAACTTATAAACCATTTAGGATAAGAAAATAATCAAGTTTTCCATATTAAAGCTCCATTAATAGTTAATAATAATTTCTTGTCTATCTTTTTATAATCAGCTATCATTGTATCTATTTTTTTTCACATAATCTTATAAATTAGGATTATAAAATAATTCATCATCCCAACCTAATAAAATAGAATCAAATTTCTCGTCTCATTCTAAGAAAGGTTGTTTGGATAATGTTTTGTAGGTATCTAGTGTTACATATTCTGAAGCCATTATATTAATTGGTTATCATTACTAAAATATTGTTTTACTGTCTCAGGTATTCAATCAAGCTCAAATTTAGTTTTCTTAATAAAATAACCCCTCACAGTTTTATCTCATATTCTCACAGCTTTTTTTTCATATCTATGAGATAATCATAAATCAAAATTACTAGGCTTAAATTTAATATCAAATGGATCTTCTCATGTCTCTGCACAATATAAATTAAGGAGAATATTTCTTTGAGGAGTAGAAATCCTGGTGATTTGTGGGTATTTTTGCTCCAACCATTCAAAAAATTGATTAGCAGCACCCTCACATACCTCCTCTAAATTCTGTTTCTCCTCATTATCTAATGCAGGAAAAGTCTCCATATCAGGTACTTCAGGATAAGTCATATATAACCAATTCACATATTCTCTTATGACTTGTCTATCTAAAAAAGTTTTATTATTCATCTCCCAAGCTATATCACTATCTAAAGCATTTCAAGTCTTAATTATTGTAAATCTTCTATTTCAACTATGCTTAGAATCCATTTGTATCGGCACAGCATGATTACTTGATAAATGAAACCGAGCTATATTATCTATCTCTCTAGTATTCTCAAATTTAGCATTTATAGTAATCCTAGCTTCTCCTATCATAGATTTAATCCTATCTAAGATTTTCTTATCATTAAATTTATTCCCACTAGATACTTCCTGAAACTCAACTATTAATTTCTGTCCTTGATATGAATCAAAATTATTCTCCAAGTCTCTCTGTTTTAAATTCTTTAAAGTATTCTCTTCTCAGAATATCTTTGAAAGTAAATTAATGAAAGTTCCTTTTCAGGATCATCATGTCCCATATAAAACTAATGCTGGAACATGAACATTATTTAAATGAGTTAATTTAAAAAGAATACTCTTATGAATCCATTCTATGTTTTTTTTCTTCCCTCATCATATACTATGTATTAAATGTGCAATATGCGAATGAATAACAGGACTCGCTTCTCCACCACTTTTTATAATAGTAGCCATATCTAATGTATTATAATGACTAGGTTTTCAACCTTCTAAGTAACATAAATCCTCATAAGTCTGTATACTTCCATCTTTTCTCATAGAAACTAAATCAGCAGGTTTTATCCCTAAATGGTCAGCAATAGGTCATTTATCATATAATTTGTGGTATTCAATATCATAGTATTTTAAGTGTTTCCTTAATACTATGAATGGATATTTTCATTGTTTTGCCTGCTCTTCACCTATTACCTTCGTTTCTAAGAATAGTTTATCCCATTTAGACTTAGTATCATAGCCTGCATTATAAAAGTCGTTTACATCACTTAAAATCACTCATTTATTATTTTCTCTTATAGGAAACACTACCTCATGAATTTGTCTTCAGAATATATCGGCTAATTCTTTCTTAGCATTTGTTCCAGCAACATCTATATCATAAATACAAACTATCATAGCAACATCAAATAAAAAACTTTTTAATCTCTGTCTATTACTTTGAACTCAGCCAAGATTAGCAACTATGTTTTTGTATCCTAATATCATCAAAACCAAAGCATCAGTCTCCCCCTCAACTATAATCATCTTAGATAAATCTAAGTCTGTATACCATAATCAAGTCTTTCAGACAGCAAGGCTCTTTTTCCCTCTTATTGCCTTTCAGTCCTTTCTTCTAAGCTTAAGACCAATAATCTCTCAATACTCATCTAAACATGGAAACATAAACACTCCAACTGTCTTAGGTTTATCTCACTCCTCATACTGCCATTTACCTTCCTCATCTTTCCAAGTCGCTTTCTCAGTTGTAAAGTAATTGTCATAATATCATATATTAGCAAACACCTCTCAAATTTTAAGCTGATTCTTTGTGATATAAGAATGTGAAAATCCTCTAGTAATTAAGAATGAACTGACAGCATTAGAAAAACCACCTAGTTTATGTTCATTGAAATCTTTTAATAATTCTTCTCCTGATTTGGATTTGATAAAGTCTTTTTTAGTTTGGGGATTTTGGACTAATCATTTATCAACGAAAGCTTTAATAGTCGCTACCTTTCAAATATTAGTCTGTGGATCAACATCCAACACAAGTCTAGCAATAAGGTCAAAGTTCGGTCATTTAATTCAACTCTTACCATAATCAGTCGCTATATTTTTAGAAACACTTATAGAAAAAGATTCATCAACAGTTCAGTTGTCTTTTTTAATAAAATATCCTGGTCATCTTTTTGCATAACCAACACCAAAAACACCAAGGACATCTAATATTGGTAAATTATTGATTTCTTGAAAAATATCCATTATAATTTTTTAAGTTAATTAATTATAAGCCCATTTATATCATCCTGAATGAGCATAAATTCATTGACAACATTTTGTTACATTAGATTGATATATTCATAATTCTCTTTCTATATCCTTTAGGCAATACCATTTTTTAATAAAATTTCAATCTTTAGTGTATTGGAATACTTTTTTAGAAGATGGGTTATCCTTTCAAATTACTCATTTGAATGTCTGTCATTGTGTTAATCTTCATTTTTTAGAACAATCAATCATATTATCAGATCTTGTTCATAAAAATAAATTATCTACATGATTATTTTTAGGGTTGTCATCTTTATGACAAACAAATGTTTTAATATCTATTAAATTCAATCATAAGAATGCTTGTCAAACTAAGCGATGTACTGATAATGTTTGAATAATATTTTGTATCTGAAGTTTAACTAAAAAATATCATTTATTTTGTATATATGGTTTTAAGATAATTTCTTTAGGACTATGTTTCCTAGATAAGCTCTTAACTCTACCAAAATTACTAATCTGATATATTCATTCATATCATTTAATATCTTTCCATATTTCCATATAAGTTAGGTTATTTAATAATTCCTTTAGCTTTTAATGCAGCAGCTCTTCTGAGGTATGTTTCGTATTTAACATTGAATGTCTGTAGAATAACTTGCTTTGATTTTTGTAAGATGGCGATTTGTTTATCAATAGTCTCAAATTGCTCATTTATAACTAT